TGCCTCACTGTTAATAGCTCTTGCAGTATATCCTACAATCATTCCATCTTTGTAAAAAGGTATGATAAGTCTGTTACTAAACCCAATTTTAGGAGTCCAATAGAAAGGAAAATCTTCGGGAAAGAGGTTTCTACTGACCATGTATTCTAATACAGGCACAAGTTTATCTGGAGGGTTATCTAGTAAATTGACAATGAGTTCACTATCCATCGGTAGTGCTCTCACATCAAATTTTGGAATGATACTACGTATTTCTGTAGTATTGTTTTCGTCTAATTTTAAAGCTTCTAATCTAATTTGATTAATAATATCGTCAGGCATGTTTAAGTCACGCATGAACTTATTCATTTTTTGACTAATATGTCTGCCCGGTTGCCAACTGCATTTAAAGCCGCAATTGAAACAATGATAGCTTACGGCATCACCGCCGTTGATAATAAATCCACCACGTCCACGGGTGTCATTACAGCAAACCGCATTGAATCCAATCCAACCACTTGGAGTATGTTTACGCTTTGTAGGTAGGTAAGAAAGTAACGTATCTGCAATTAGACTCATGTCTAATTATAACAGATTTATTATGAAAATGCTACGACTTTGGTAATCGAACCGTAAGTCAAAGTTGGATTTTGTTGACTACCAAATTGCCAAACATCTGGATACTGCCAACTAATACGCATGTAGTTGTATTGTCCACCGGTGCTTGCTACCGGAACATTATTAAAGGTCACAGTAGTAGTTGTAGCGGTATTGAATGTATAACTTTGAAGTTGTGGCGCATTTAAAAATGAACTAACGGCAATTGTCATGTCTTCTGTAGCTTCGACGTAAACTGTTCCGATAAAGTTTACTAGAGTTACTTCAAAGTTCATATATTCGATTGGAACAGCTTCGTAAAATTTACAAGGAATTGCAGGAGTATGATTGATAACATTACCCATGAAGTTAATTTCACCTACAAAACTGTCGTAAACCATTTCATCTCTGAAAGTCGGTGTAGCATTACCAATCAATTGTATTTTACCAGGTGCACCAAATTGGCTATCGTTATATAACATAATTTCATTGCCAGCTGGATCAATACCTGTAACGCTATAAGTCAAATACTGATCTGCTAAGTCTGAAAGATCTTCTTGAGGAATTACAATATTTCCTAAACCTTTAACAATATTGCTAATTGACAAGCCAGTAGCATTGGCAACTGTTTGATTTTGAAATGTTACAGTTAATGTTGTAGTTGCACTATCGATATCGCTAGCAACTCCGCTGACAAATACTGGGCCTATGATATTTGTTCCAGTTACTTGATAGTTTACTGAAAATGTTCCAGTGATATTTGCTGTTGGAATAGTAATAGTTGTACTAGAACTTTTTCCGTTAGTAGCAACAACTGTGGCATTAGTTGCACTAGCTACACTTTGCAAATTCATGTTATATGGGCTGTTGGGCAATGCTTTGCCGCCTTGATCCATAATATTAACTACAATATTATTCAAAGCTGTTGTTAGGTCGAGACGCTTTTGATCAACATTCTGAATGTCAAATTCAAGGACGTTGTCGACTCCATTGTAAATTTTTATTGTTCTTGCGTACACGACACGGTTCTCCACAGTGAATCCTGCCAAATCGGCTAATAGAATGATCCTATTAGGATATAAATAACTTTGGATTTTTTGCATTTGGCAGAACCTTTAATAGTATTTATGGCAAAATTAAGAGACAACATCGAACAAAATTTACCCTTTATCAGCGTCATTAACTACGGCGAAAATGAATACGTGGGCATCATAATCAACCAGGACCAGTACGTCACTAGTTTCTATGATCTCAATGCTATTAAAACTCCCGAAGAAAAGACACAATTCCTAGAAATAGGTGAAACATGGTGGTGGGAAAGTAACCGTCAATTTCCTATAAACATATTCTGTAGGGAGCAAATTCATCCCTTTAATTATTGTGTTAAAACATTTAACAGTAAAGATGTAAGAGTATTACTAGGTCCTGTGGTTAATTTAATGAATCTTACTCTAAAAAGAGTCAAGCGTAAAAGTGTTCAATTAGTTAGAAAAGTTCGCTAATTGTTCACAAATTAAATTCATCTGCACAACAATTACATGTGCATAGGCTACAGCATGTGCCTTCTTAAAAAAATATTCATCTCCTTCGGGTTTCTGCCAAACTTCTAAGTTCACGGTATTCCAATCTTTTCCAACTAAGTGACGCTTTGCAGGACGAATCATTGCCAAAACAGCCGCCAGTTGTTCGATCGTTGTTGGTTTCATCTCTCTGAGTATTGCCCCATGACCATTCACGTGAAACAGTTTGTTGACGAAATCGTCTTCTAATAATAGATCCCATATAGGCTCCGTATTCAATAAAGTTTTTAGATGCTGTATACTATCAACGCCTTCGTACACTGAAACGTTTAAAAAATCGAGTTTAAAATATCCTCTTTCTTCTGCCGTTTTATAATCTAATGTAGAAATTCCATCGATAGGATTATGCGGAATACTAGTGCAATACACACCAGTATTATGTTTCTTATTAGTATCAATCCGTGCGTCAATATGCTTTAATAAATCTAAAGCCTTTGTTCTATCTGCAAAATCTATATCAATATCTGGCATTTAATAATCCGTATGTATCCATTCTTTAGGTTCATCTTTAGTAGGATTGTATGGTTCCTTAGTAACAGGGTTAACTAGTCGCCAGATGTCTGCACAACGATTTTGTTCGGGTATTTCTTCGACAATCGTTCCATCTTGCAATAACCATGTTACTGGAGAATTCATATTCCTGACTCCTTTACTACTTGTTTAACTAGTTCAACATCTGCTGGTAATTTTTTAAATTTACTTACCCAGAATGGCGGATCAATGATATTTTGTATATGTGCCAACTGTTCATCGCTAAACTTTTGTAGCATAGTTTTTCCGCTGGCACTATTCAAGACCAGCCAAGGACTAATTTTTCCGTCTTTGATATCATAACAAGCACGACTTAGGCTAACATATAAGAAATAATGATTCCATGGCGCATTATTTGCATCACTCCATTCCTGCATATGAATGATACTGCGTTCAAGTGCCGTCTCCACTGATTCACGTTTAATTAAATCAAAAACATATTGTTCATATAATTCTTCACGACACCAATGATCTAGTTTTACCCCAGATGTAACCACATAATCAATAAATTTATGAGGATATAAAGGGTTAACATTACTGACGAAAGACCCAAACTTAACAAAAGCATTATAATAAGGACTTTTTGCAAATTCGTCATAGGTCTTATTACCTTTGTTGTTTTGTGTTGTTTGATAAAATCTATTAAAGGTATCATAAGCTAATACTACGTGTCTTTCTGTACGTGCAAGTGCTCTTCGTTTTTGTTCGCACACATGTACAAACAGGGTTTTTTCTTGCATAAACCCTTTATTACAATATTGACAGATATATGGTTGCGGTGCTAGTGCCATCATTTTAATTTTTTAGCAATGGTGGCTTCGTCCATGCCATGCAGGCGTGCAAGATCTTTTATTTCTTTATCTGTTGACATTTCTGCCAACATTTCAATTTCATCACGTTTGGCATTAGGCATCAATTCTTCTAAGAATTTTGTCTTTTTATTACTACCAGTTTTCTTCTTAAAACCAATCCATTCATGATAAAATTGTGTAGATCCATCATAGCTACACATGCACAATAATTGCCAAAGTAGCTTAGGATGTTTTTGTAAAGTATTCCAATGCTTGTTAAAATACTCGTTAACTGTTAATACAAAATGTTCTTGTATTTCACGTTTGTTACTTTTTACGTTACTGATATAACGATTAAGAATGTACAATTCGCTTTTAAGACTTTTTTGTTGTTCCGGAGTCATTTCATCCCAAACAGATTTTGCGTTCAAATCAACAAACGCTATTTTTTCTTTAAGTTCAATTTTATCACTCATAACGTTCTTTACTTAGTTTATATAACATTATAACACGATCCAAGGCCTTTTGTAAAGCAGGATTGGTTTGTGCCTCTTCAATTACACCCCGCCAAAAGTCGTTTATGCGGTGACCATTCACTGGATCATAATCCCACCCTATTGGTGTTCTTGTATCGGGATCGGCTCCTACTTCTCGAGCATAGGTCACTCCATCTGCTCGTTCATAGATATAAGTAGCTCCAGGTTTAAGGTTACCCATCGACTTCGATATCCTTAATTTTGACAAAATTACCTGAAATAGATACTCTCTTTGATTCCCTATCTCTAAACGGATAAACATAATGCTGAATCTCTGCCGGAAAAATTAATATCATTTTTTCCTCAGGATGAATGAGAGCCTGTGGTGGAAATAAACTATTTTTGTATCCAAAATTAAATTGAATAGCACCCTCAACATAACCGATATCTTGTTTCTTTTTATAAAAATAATTGGCTCTAAATTTAGGAACTTTTAGATAAATCACATAAGACAATATACCATAATGATCATGCATAGGCAAGAACCCATCGTGTGCTTGTACATTGATCCACTGATTTGATAATTTTAAATCATTGTTACCAACATACTGATTAACATGACGACCAATCTGTTTATTATAGTAATCTCTATGCTCTTCTTTTAAAAATTTAAAATCTGCACCGCCATTCCAGAAATTTTCGTTTTGTTCTAGTGGCTGGTAATCTCCCAGATGGTTTTCATATTCGTCTAATAAAAATTTATAAAAATCATCGGAGATTGAACTTTGATATATTTGTATTCCAACTGGGATTAAATTCATTTTACTTCCTCGTCGATGGGGTATAATTTAGCATCAAACGCCATAACTGTTCTATGCCCGGCTCCTTTCCAAGGATAAACCGTATGCGGAAGATAGCTTGGGAAAACAATTACACTACCAGGGTTTGGCGTATATTTCCAAGTGTCTTGCATAACAAATTTAGATATGTCTCGGTTCATAGGCAACTGAAAAATCAACTGACTATCGCTGGGCTTTTTAGTTAACTCGTCTAATTCAGGAGCACTGATATAGATATTTCCACTAATGTGTGCGTTAGGGTGTACATGAATTTCCTGGTAATCACCTGACTCTTGTCTAATGGTCCAAATGCTTCCAACTACAGGTTTACAAAGTTTTAGATCCTGATGTCCGGATTGTGCTGTGACTAAATCCATGTATCCTTGACAAATTTTTTCAATCCATGTAATTAACCAACTAACGTCTAACCCTAGTTCATTGGGATATACATGTACCTGTTGTCCACCTCTGATACTAAGAATATCTTCCCCAGAATCGTTTAGTTCTGGATGGGCATGTAGTGTTTCTGCCAGGCTATAAATTCTGCTAAACTCCACAGGAGGAACTGTGTCGATAGCCATAATAATTGGTTGAAAATATGCTACTTGTAATGTCATAATAATTTATCCAACTGAATAATTTCATTTTGTCTCGATATCTCCTTGACAAAATATACGCAATCAGGTTTAGCACCTTGTGAAATTGGTGTTGCTAATAACTGACTGTTTTTCATTTTAGGAAAGTACCATTTTACATCATTGTAAAAATTTACTATTTCTATTTTTTTAAACTCTACCCTAAACGAGCTTAATGGGTTAAAACATAAGGCTTCAAACCCTCTGTCATTTAAACTTGTTAACGGTAAAATTTCAATGTCGCATCCGCTTTGACTATCTCCTACTGCTATTGACCAATCCAACGGCATTGCAATTTCGTTACCTCCGATATTTAATACCATAGCAGGTGCATTAAACGATTCTAGGAAAATTAACGGCATAAAAAAGAAATCTGGTTCTTTTGGATCGCTGTTATCTAAGACCGCAAATCTGGTATTTTCGTCTACTTCCTCTGGTAAATTGTTCAATGAGAACGTTTGATTATCTAATGTTAATATCTGCATGATTCCTTATTTTTGCCAATCCACTTTCTCAAGAGTAAATGGATACTTGGCGTCCTTGTAAAATTTTTTCCTCGTTGTGAGGTGACGCTTGGCAAATTTGCAGGTTGAAGTTATGTCCCAGATCTGTACAAAGTCTTTGTCTTCTGCTTTCCTAATACCACGTCCAATAGATTGGATAACGCGAGTAAAGCTCTTTCCGGATTCCAACAAAACCAAATTAAAGATACGAGGAATATTAATACCCACAGCGGCCACACCATAAGTCGCCACAGTAATCTTATTGTCATTTGTTGCATGTCCTTTGTACTCCTCTTTACGATCTTTTCCCTTAACTTCGCCTGAAATAAACACAGCGCCTTCTATCATTTCTGTTAATAATTTGCCTGTATCAATCCTATTGACTAAGATTAATGTATTGCCTGAATCTGCAATGCCTTGAACAAGTTTACTAAAATATTGCATCCTATCTTTGTTAGTGACAAGATACTTTAATTCTTCTTGATATGATTTAAACTCTGGTAAGTCTATTAATTGTAACACATTTACATGTAAATTGCTAAGAATTCCCATCTCTTGTAATTCGTGTGCTTTGATGCCTCCAACCACTGGGCCAATGCTGGCAAAAATGGGTTCTCTTTCAAACGCATCTTTAGGTACTGTACCAGTTAGTCCCCAACGTATAGGTGCATTACATAGATTCTGTGTGAGTAAATTCTTCAACACTTCTGCCTTGGCCATGTGTACTTCGTCAACTATGACAGTCTGGACACCATCGAGAAATTCTGCCAATGTTAATGCAAGATCAGCATCCCAGTTTTTACTTTTCTTATCTAAAATATTAAGACTTTGCCAGGTACATATAGTGTGAGTTTTACCTATATCTTTACGATCACCATAGTAAACTCCAACATCTAACCCAACGTTTACAAAGTCTTCTTCTGTTTGTGTGACTAGATCTTTATTAGGAACTATGACTATTGAACGTCCATATTTTTCAGCACAATGCGCCAACGTTGCTGTCATAATAGTTTTGCCAGCACCTGTTGCAACTTCTTGTAGTGCTTGTGTATTGGTGAAAAAACGGTTAACAACTTCAACCTGATCTTCACGCAGTACAATAGGTTCTCCAGCAAATCTATGACCTTCTGGCCACACTTTTCCCTGGTCTGCCCAATAGTTTGTAGTCACCGGTTCGAACTGAATTTTACTAGTTTTTCTGAGATCGTCTATTTCCTCTACTTCAATATTTTGATTGTAAAGTATTTCAAGTATCTTTTCTAACTGGCTCAAATAACCGTTACCACCAAGACCAAATAGACTGACTTTTCCATCCCACCGACCTAGTTTATAAGCTGGTCTATAACGTGCCGTAGGATCCTCATACTTGAATGTTGCGACTAATTTCTTGCGAATTTCTAAAGGCAAATTTTCAAGTTTTATGTTGACTTCGTCACGAATTACTAATTTTACACTCATCGTCCAATCACCTTGCCTTCGAACATTGTAGGCTCATCTGCCCACTCAATTATGCAATCACAGCAGTTGGCATACACTGAAGTTTTACCGTGACGTAGCCCCATTTTTGTATCTAAGGTTATTACACTCATTGGCCGCCACGCATTTTTTAGGAAAAATTTCGGTAATTTTCCACTCATTACACCAGCCACGATTGTGTCATTTGTTAAGTTATAATTATACTGTTTTTCTAAAATAAATTCATTAAATTTCTTACCCAATTCATCATTAGCCAATCTAAAATAAATTCCAGTGTGGTCAAAAATTCCATTTTTTTCCAGGGCATCTGACAAAATTTCGAGATTTTCTAGGTACTTGTTATTGACCATTGTATCGAATACAACCAGCAACGGTAGTCTTCTTAATTTTATCAAACTTTCAATAATTTCGGATAAACTGTGTTCATGTTTGTTGACCCATACTCTTGATTTTTCTCGATGAGCAATACTTTCGGTCAAATTTTCACCGATTTTTCTGGCAATTTCTGGTCGATATTGGTACCGCATACTTCGGTCAATAATTATGTTTTGATCAATGGCGGTCTCGACCCCTAAGTCGTTAGTAATGTGTTTTTGGAAGTTGGTATTACTAATATTACCGATTAAAAATTGGTCACGAATTTCGTCTTCAGACCAAGATTTTATGGTTTCATAATGATTTTTTATCAGTTGGTCAACATCAAATTTGAATGGTTTTAGAAGTTCAAATAAAAATACAATATTACGTTCTGTTAGGTCTGCAACATATTTTTTACCATCATCCTTGGTCAAAAAGTTTTCAATATTTTTAGCGTTGTCTACTAAAATTTTACGAATTTGTGAAGAAAATGTAAAATCTATGGCCAATAGCATTTTTTCTTCATGGTCCGTGGTCACATACATTTTTCTTACCTGTTCAACCACTCTGAACGTCTTCGACCACTGAGGATCGCGATTGGCTTCAAAAATTGCCTCGGAAAATTTCGATATTTTTTTGGAATTTTCTTGGAGAATTTTAAGAATTAGCCGACCTTGATTCTCAGTGATGTAGTTATGCGAAGAAATTGACGAAAATAAACTCAGCAGAGTATTATACTCTTTTTTAGGCAAATTTGCCTGAGAATAATTGTCTGGTTCGTCAAGAATATTTTTTAATAATGTATCTACGTTCATATGTGTTAGTATACACTTACTTTTTTCAAAGGTCAACCGGTTAGAAAAAAATAGGCCTCATATTATTTAAGGCCTATGGTCATAATTTTGGACAAATTAGTTATATGCTTGCATCTTCCATACCAGCAACACGTAATTTTACAATATTTGTAATTTGCCACTGTTTTTGATCAAGTGCTTTAGTAATACCTAACCACTTATTTCTTAACAGGGCAAATTCATTGATAATTTTTTCAAAGTCGACTACGTCTGCTTCACCTTCGACGAATTTTTCACAATCTCTGCTACTAAGAGCACGTTGATAATTCTCTAAGTATTTACGAAAGTGTTGGCTCTTTAGACGACGTAGTTCAATGTTAAGATACTCTAGTATTGCTTCGATTTCCTGTAATTGCATGAATCGTTGTTCAACGATGCCGGGCATTGCAGCCGCGGCACGTTCAACATTTCCACTAATCTTACATTCTTTCTTAGCTTCAACTAATTCGCTTTCAAAGAATTCAGCCGCATCTGGTATGTTACTAATATCTTTTGAAACCTTAGAATACCATCCCATTAAAACTCCAATTCGTCGTAATCGTCATCGTCTTTTTCTTCGTCAACCTCATCAAGATAATATTCTATTGCATTATCTAATATGGTGTCGACGCCAGTAACCGCCTGCATGACTCTGTCAGGAACACCAAAATCTGCTAGTAGATCGACATATCGTTCTGCCGCCGCTTCTAGTTGTTTTTTATCAATGTACTCAGTAAAGAATACCCAGATATCGCTAATTTGTGTTTCAGTCAACATTATCTTCTATCTCCTCAGGAATGGTTGTTGGTTTAACTTTTAAATGATAATTTTGCATTATCATATCTAATTTATCATCTTTCCATTCTTTTCGGTAAAATAAGAATTCTTCACCGGAGGTTGGGTCAACATATTTTAATCTGTTGCCTTGTTGTACAAGTATACCTTGTTTTTCTAACATATCAACCATACCGCTATAAGGATTCATACCTGTTTCATATGGAATCTTAATTTGTACAGTTTCAAAAGGTTTGGCATAACGTGTCTTCATAATCTTACATGCCGCACGAATACCATTTACTTCTGATGTCTTGTTGCCGTCTTCGTCTTCTTTCAATTTCAACTTCTTCATAGCAACTACGATAGAACTTGCGTATACGAAGCCTTGTCCGCCTGAAATTTTGTCATCTGGATCAAACATGTCTTGGCTTGCGTATGTGTGGTTAGTAGCAACTAGACCAACATTTAAATTACCAAACATATTAACACAATTACGAACAAGTGCTGTCAATGCTTTAGGTTTACGACCCATGTCACCTTTCAAATCACCTGCTTCAAACTGATTAACGTCAGTTGGAGTTAGTAACATACCAAGGCTGTCTATGACAAAGAGGACCTTCGGACGGTCAGTCATTTCCTTGTATTCTTTACAAAACTCATTGATAGTTTTGGCAACATCGTCGATCATTGCCATGTTGAGTTTAAGAAGTTTTTCTTCTGATGTATCAACACCTAAATCGTGTAACCACTTTTCATCAAGTGCGTTTTCGCTATCAATCAAAATAACGTAGATACCATCTTTTTGTGCATTACGGATAAGATTACCTGAACAGATAAAACTCTTACCAGCACCGGACTCGCCAGCAAATACAGTAACTTTACCCAGTGGAACTCCTCGATGGAAATCGCCACTAATTAGATAGTTAAGCGTATAATTGCCTGTACTAATCCAGTCTGTCGGGTCGTTAAACCCAACGCCAAGACCATCGATACTCTTGGTCAAGGTCTTTCTAAATTTCGATAGATCGAAGGCTTTTGTAGCCATAAGTTAATTCTCCTAAAAAAGATAACTAGGGCGTACAACTAGGTTGCAGAGGCCCAAGCCAAGTGTTTATTGCTTTTGACGATTGCGAATCATTGCCAAGATGTCTTGGGCACGTGAATCGCCGCCGGCATCTGAGCTAGCTTCAGCTTTAGGAGCAGGTGCTGCCTTAGCCACTGGAGCTGGTGTTTCTTCATCATCGATGTCATCTGCTACTGGAGCCGATGCTTTAGGAGTTGCCTTGTTAGGATCACCAGTATTTTGGCTCATACCGGCTGGTTTGAAATATTGACCCCAACGATCCATATCATATGGCTCGCCGTCAACTGATGCTTCAAACATTTCCTTCATAACTTTCAATTCAACTTCGCCTGGTTTCTTAGGCAAGAAGTCTGTCAAGTTAAATAATCCAAATTTATCTTTGGCCGCAGTTTCAGCATCGCTTAGTGGACGCTCACGACGTGCCCAACTAGAAGTTGAGTAGTCAGCGTATCCGCCCTTGCTTGTTTTCTTCATGCGATAGTCTAAGCCATGCACGTAGTCAGTTGGCAAATCTTCCAACTCTGGATCGACAAGTGCCGCACGAATTGATTGGAAAATCTGTGGACCGATAATGAAACGGCGAATTGGATTTTCTGGTTGATCTTCAGCTTTTTCACCTAGTCCGTCTTCAACAACAAAACCTTGGAAAATATAACTGCGTTTCTTCCAGTATTTACGACCCATGTCTTCTAATGCTGGGTCTTTGAACCAACCACGTACTTCTGTAAGGATTGGGCAAGTGTCGCCATACATTTCAACGCATGGTACTTGTACTGTGATGTTTTTGCTTTCAGATTCGCCTTTGATACCTGCAAAGGGAAGTTTGATCATTGCACGTTCAACCCAGAAAAATGTGTTATCTGTGTTGCCGTCTGGTAGGAATCTAAGTGTAGATTCGCCGCCTTCTTTGAGATTCCAAAACGGATAAATTGATTTATCTCCGCCTGTACGTTCTCCTGAACCTTTTTGTTCAGATGATTTTAATTTTGCTCTAATTTCAGCTAAAGTTGCCATAATATTCTCCTATTGTTAGCCTGTTTGCTTTTTTATGTGCCTATTATTGTTTTACCAACCCTGATAAAACAAAAAGTGCATATACATAAGTATACGCACTTTTATTTATGTTTGCAAGTGAAATCTTGCTGGAAATATGAGTATTTTACTCGAATTATCTGTGATGTACTAAACTTACCAAACGTTGTAATTCGTCAAATCCAACTGACTCTTGTACATCTTTTGTGAGTGGATTGAGTTGCGGTTTAGGTGGAACTAGACTATACGGATTAGGCTGAGTTGCGTTTGAATTATCAGCGGCCGATGGAGTTTGCTGTCCAAGACTCATTGTATTAGTATTTGGCATCTTCAATCCAGTACCATTACTAGCATTAGGACTTAATGCATCTAACGCACGGATATCAACTTTTGTCCCATTATTGACATTCCACCATAAGAATTTAGTTGTCTGTGGTGTGCCTGCTTTTAAATCTTTCAAAGCCTTATCTAATTCTGGAGCGTACTGTGGAATCCAATCGCTTGGCATAATTTTAGGTTGATTACTAGATGAATCCATATACTTGATCATACCATCTTTGCTGTCAATATATGCCGGAGCTGTAGTGTTATCAACGAATTTTTTAGCAGTTTCTTTTGCACCAGCATCCTGATCAACTACAGGTTCAGGTGTTGCGTTTGCCGCTTGGGCTGATGAATTAGATTGTCCTGTAGTTGCCGCCTGGGCTGATGAATTAGGAAATTGCTTGTTTAATTGGTCACTACTATCCTGTGTTCGTTTTCCGATATCCTGTGCAACACCCTTGGCATCCATAATACTTTTAACTTGAGGAATTGTATCAGCATATTTTTTAGCAATTTCTATATATTTCGGATCGCTGAATACTACACCAGCAGTTTCATTTCCCCATATACCGTCTGCACCATACTTTGGAAAAATCTTGTTATCGCCGCTAGCTTTGACGATTTCATCTTGTAGAGCCTTAACATTAGGATTTTTTGGACCAGTTTTTTTCTTTGGAGCAGTATTATTCGAATTAGGGTTGTCAATTACAACTTTACTAGGATCGATAGGATCGTTATTTGTAACAACCTTCGTTGGATCTATCTCTTCTTCAAACAAATTTATTAAAGTACGTAAGGAGTTCATTATGCATACTCCCATTTACCGCCTTTGAATACAACTTTTTTACCGTTGTAAGTGCCAGTTGTTCCTTCTGCAGGTGTATTCTGCTGTTGAGTATTCTGTTGTTGATTCTGCTGAGTATTCTGTTGTTGATTCTGCTGAGTATTCTGCTGTTGATTATTTTGCTGTTGATTATTTTGCTGTTGATTATTTTGCTGTTGATTATTTTGCTGTTGATTATTTTGCTGTTGATTCTGTTGTTGATTCTGTTGTTGATTCTGTTGTTGACCTTTTACAGGCATCGGTTTACCTAGTAACTCCCATGTTTTTACATGTGCTTTATTATCAGGATCCCAACCGCGATTTGGTTTTGTTCCAGTCATTGCCATATGTTTTAGAGCTTGCATTTCAATTTTATTTTTTACAGTGCGATCCTTGGCTACATTTCCATCATCTGCTATCCAGTCGCCATTCTCATTTTTTGCCATCTGATGACCAAATTTAGCATAGCCTAATTCGTTCCAATCTGGTGGGAATGTATAACCTAATGTTCCATTTACATCTTTAAACTTATCATTATTACCATAATTTAAATTAGTACCAAATACGTTATCTAAGGCAGACGGACCTCTATGCCATGCACGAGCAACGTTTTGTTGCCAGTCATTTCTTTCCCATGGGGTAGCAGAAGCATCATTGCTTCTGTCGCCACCGCTAAAAGATCCACTATTTTGTCCGTATGGATCAAAATCATCATCTTGACCTTCTCTTAATCTAGCTCGTAAATTAAGGGCTGATTCGATTAATTGTTGTTCTGTGATTTTTTTCATGTTATATTCCTATCAATTTTTTAATTCTTGCCAGTTCGTCCGATTCTGCTACTGAATATGGCATGTTAGTTGGGTGTGCATTAGGTTTATGTTCTATACCTTTAACACTACTTGGTGGATCCATTTGTTTAACTCTAGCAATAACTTTTTTTACATCATGCGGTTTAGCATGACGATATTCGCCGTTGTTATAACTTTTAAGAATTTTTGTAATTACTCTTGTAGGCCCGATGGTAAAATTTCCTTCGTGCATTGGAGCGTCTTTATTCCAGAATCCACTAATACTGCTTTCTATTTCCATCTCGCCTGGTGATTTACTACCATCTGATACTGAACTACTCATAGTAGGAGACTCGAATCCGCACTCCATTGGATTAATCTTAAACTGTTTCATACAGTCATGCAATGTCATTTCTTTATGACCAAAATCTACTTTGTCATGTAACTCTGCACCACTTTCTCTTGCCTTGATTAATTTGGCTTTTAGTTTGGCAATTTTGTCTGAACCAACATGATCACGCCCAGCCTGACGTAATTGATCCATACCGTCTTTGCCATATTTTTTATTACCAAGATATGCTTGCAATCCACTTTCTGCTACGGGTGCGGGTGGAGTTTCACCGCCTGGAGCCGGAGGAGGAGTTTCACCGCCTGGAGCCGGAGGAGGAGTTTCACCGCCTGGAGCCGGAGGAGTTTCTGCACCCATGTCAGGTGCGGGTGGAGTTTCGCCACCTGGAGCTGGAGCCGCTGGTTCTGCACCCATGTCTGGGGGAGTGCTTGCGTCTGAACTCATATTATCTAATTCTTTACTTGCCAATAGTTCTCTTGCGGCGTCCTGTGCTCCTGGATTTTTTCCAGATGTAACAGCTTTAGGATCATTGTTGGCAACATCTTTTACATATTGTTTTAACACAGTAACAATATTGTCGTTATCTGATAAACCTTTTAAATAATTTTCAGTAAATTTGTCACTGTCGATAATACCTTTTAAAGTAAGTGCCGCGTTAACACCATCGGTTCCTGGCTTTAGTCCTTGACTGATTTTATCTTTTAAATTTTTAACTGCTTGTGATCTTATTTCTGGAATTGTACTGAATAATGTATTAACACCTTGTTGTGTTGTTTCATCTTCAGCAACAAGTTGATTCATGAATGATTCGAATTGATCTTCTGGGGATTCTTTGATTCGTTTACCTTCTTTATTGTATTTGCCTGATTCTTTTTTAGAAATTGCAATTGCCGCTTGTACAGGATTTCCTGCTTCGTCTAATAAATCGTCTGGTGTTAATTCTTTAACAGGAATATCATTTTCACTTACTAGTTTAAAGATGTATGGAAATGCTGTACGTAGTTCTTCGTTGAATGTGCGGATAGTTAATCTATCGATCCAATCATCCATTACTGCCTCTGGAATCATTTGTTCTTCATGATCTTCAAATGATTCTACAAATGCTTCGTAGTATGATGTACGGCTTAATTGTTGAATTTCTTTTTTGACAGAATCAATGCGTTCCATAACTTTACTAGTGATGTCGCCCATTGCCTCACTTAATGCTTCGTTACGACCAACATAACCTTTAAACTTGCGTAATTGTGCTAGCTCTTCTGATAAACTTGTAATATGTTTACCAATACTATCATAAGGGATACCGCCATGTTTTAAATGTTCTGCAAGAGCACGGGCACCTGCAAGATGTTTAAACGGATATTTAAAACGTTCACCATCTGCATTCTCAACATAGATAGATTCAATATGCATTGTACGTCCTGCGGCTAGGTCGGTATTAACTGGCTGACTGTGTTTAACTACCAGTCTTGCCTCTCCGAGGTCTTGGTAACTGATCTTAGCAGTACCGTACATTTTACTTTCCATCATGGTAAATTCTTCCTTGGGTTTCGCTTGGAACTCATAATCTCTTTTGTCTAATTGATCTTTGTTTATGTTTTGAATATCAAAATTTAATAGCCTGTCCTTGGCAAATGATCTTAATCCGCGAATAAATTTAAAAACTCCTGGATGTTTTTTTTCAGCTAGGCTTCCACTAATTTGTACAACTACTCCGTCTTCTCTGTCCAATGTAATTGTTACGTTACCAAGTTTAACACCACGGTCTTCGTATTCAAATTCAAAAAAACGTGCTCTGGGAATATCGCCTTTTCTACTTAAAACTTCAGCATTTTCATCGCCAATTTTAATGTCTGGAAAGCGTGTTTCAATCTTTCCATACAAGTCCTTGGCTATTTTATTCAGATTTGTGTCCATATAATATTTATCACATCCCCGTAGATATGAATATAGGCAAGGGTAGTTCGTAATTTTCTTCTTCGGCCCAATCGCTATGTACTTTTAGTCTATCAAATACATTAGGATCCCATTCTGCCAGTACAATAGCCATACGTACTATTAATAGTAAAGCCGCTACTAGGTCGTCGTGTTGCCCTTCTTTGGCCGCAAAAGTAGTACCTTTTGCAATATAAGTTTTAAGTTCGCTTAGTAAAGTACGGCTGTTTATAGTACATTTTCCTTCTTCGATTAGGTATTTAATTTTAGCACAAGTGGCAATTTTAGTACCAAATGTAGTATTAAACCCTTTGCGGAATTTCTTAACATGCCCTTTTCGTAAGGGTTCACTTAAAAATAACCCTGGGAAAGTTTCTTCTCCTAGATTGTCTATGACAACTAGGGCACTTTCACCCACAGTATTGTTTTCCACGCTCCAGTAGATTTGATTAAAACTATCTTCTCCTATCTCATCTGCTATGTATTTGATAACATCTCTAAGTATTTTAACCTGCTGTTGTATAGGTGTAATGTTATGTTGCCACTCGGCTATTTGAGTCATACTGGGCATTTCAAACACTTCGATAGCACCGTAGTCGCCGCCAGTACCTAAACTAGGATCCAGGGCTATAAGATAAACATGTCCAGGTTCGGGTTTTTTATACCAACGCACTTGACCCATTTTAAAAGCAGGCTCTCGTCCTACTAATTCTGCAAGTTTTAAACTGCTGATTAAGGTTTCATCATAAACTAAAAATTCGCAACCGTACTCGCGACGGAAACGTTCTTCACCGATACGTCCCATCTCAGTTTTTTTCCATTCATCATCGCGATCAGGATGTTCCCACCAATCGGCTTTAAATCCATGAAACCCGTTACGTCCAGTCTTGTCATCCTTTTCATTACCGTACTCGTCAAAGAAATCTTGACTTTCTTTCCAGATAATAGCAAACGTATCTTCGTCACTGTTAGGTGTACTTGTAATAATTGCTCGTCCACCAGTTGCTAGTGTAGGGCTGATTGATGTCCAAAATTCATCGGCGATGTTAGGTTGAAGGAACGCAAACTCGTCACAATATAATAAGGATATGGACATACCACGACCGGTGTTACCAGTAGTAGTAGCTGATACAATTCTTGATCCGTTGTCAAAATCAATGCTCCCTTTGTTATAACTTACAACACCTGATCTAATATAATCAGGACATAATTCGTATCCGTAACGAATACGTTGCATAATTTCCTGTGCGCCTGTGTATTTGTGTGCGGCAATTAGAATAGTCTGATCTGGATGAAACATAGCATACCATAACAAGTACGCTGATGCACAAGTAGTCTTTCCACTTTGACGTGGCAACATATTAATGTTAAAACGATAGTTGTGGTAAGCATTTAATAATCCTGTTTGGTATTTGTAAGGTTCAAATTTAACCTTTCCTTTTACAGGGTGCTGTATATGAAAGAAATGTTTTGCAAAATGCAAATAGCCAGTCTCGGGGTTGGCACACTCCAACAAATCTTGAACTTGTTGTTCTGTAAATTTTTCTTTTGTGTGGGCCTTTTTGGTTAAGACCCCGTCGAGACTTTTTGTCATAACACTATTTACCGAAAAAAATAGACCCCTAAGGGTCTATTTGGCACCTTGGACAGGGTGCTAACTGCGACGAAACTTAACCGTTTAATCTTTTGTTTAATGCTAGCATAGCATTTAATTCTTTACTTTCATTCATCTGTTCTGGCA